TACTAACTTGTTACCTGCTATAACCCAAACAGTCTTTACATACGACCGGTTGGATTGTACTGCGTTCTTCCGGAATACGGTGGCGGTAAACGTAACTGGATTGAAGCTACCGATTACAACGTTTGATATTCTCAAACAGATTGCTGACCGGAATGAAATTGTGTTTGAGGTGGATGACTTTATCCATCAAACATTCGATCATTATAGTGCTGTTGGAGAACCAGACTTTGTAATCAAGGCTGATTCTAAATCGTTACGGTTTGTTGGCCAACTAAAGGTACGGTTGATCAATGCCCCTAAGATTAACTTGGGGACATACACAACTAAGGTGAATGAATTCCCTGAAGTTACAGTGCAACCGGATCTGGTTAAGATTCGTGGTGATTACTTATTGTCACGTTATGATTTCACACCGTACCGGGATAACCTTAAGGACGTACCTGTTGGATACTACAATGTCCCAACTCAGTTCTTAGGGCCAATCTACAATGTTAGTGGGGAACTATTCTTCAGCTCTGATTCCCCTAGTTCCAAGAACCTCACTTATGACATTGACACAGGTGAGAAACGTTGCCGTGTTCTATATAACGGTGCACCAATCCCATTGTGGTCTAACCGCACTGACTGTGATCGTGTGCTGGTATTAGAATTGAGTAACGTACTGTGTACGGATGTTATTGGTTTCCTACGCTTACATTACAATTGAGGTCCCCATGTACATTTACGATACCCGTGCACGACTACTGACACTGTTCAGTAAGAAATACAACATCGTCCCTGCAATACAGGTAGCAGACGTTACATTTGTTGGGGCTACCACATGGCTACAAGGTGGATGCAATGCCCGTGTAACGATCCAGGCGCGGCCTGAGTCCCTACGATTCAGTGGTTCAGTTTCAATCAACTACAACCGGTGGCGTATTGACCAAGAACTGCGTGGTTTAAAGATTGTTGCTAAGCCAGGGGATTTCACTAACACCATGGAAGTGTTGAAGGTTATCCGTGAAACATACGGAATACCTGTTTACGATGAAGACTTTAACTTCATGTCTATTGGACCTGATGACTTAGGTGCTACATTAACAAACCGACCAGATGCTTTAGGTTGGCAACCTAACTACTCCGTGTTCGTAGAGTACGATCAAACATAAAAAAAAAATACGGCATATGCCCCCACCCGAAGGTGGAGGCTTTATGTCGCATCTAGCGGATGATGGACGAAACATTCAGCATTGTTTCCCAGAAGCTTACATCTTTCTCTGGTACCAACTTTGACACGATCGAAAACGTTGTGTCGGTGGAGCGAGTTGTTGGATGATTACGATGCTTGCCAATTAACATTTTGGTATAGCGAAGTTTGTCTGGGTGATAACGCAGCTTCACAGCTGTGTACCCGATCCGCTTGTGGAAAGCCAGGTGCTCATGAATCAAACGCTTTATCCGCATTGGTGCATTACGGCAAGAACGTTTGAGTGAAGCACACTTAGCTTTGGTTAGACCTGGAACAAACATTGCCAATCCCAGGTACTTAACTAAACCACGATTGTCGTAAAACTTCTTAGAGAGCTTTTTAACGACCCGTGATTTGCGTTTACCGTTGTCATAGAAACTGTTGACTTTCATGCAAACACCACCACGAAGTCACCATCTTTGAAACCAAATTCATGGTTGGTGTACCAGATGTCAACCCCGATACGACCAAGAGCATCTACGTACTCTTTATTCAGAACACCTTTGGTGCGGATGTGCGTACGCATTTGATCGAGCAAAGCTTTGTGACTGTGACGGAAGTACTTGGAGCGTTGCACCGGCAGTGGATCACTTGCAGCGATCAGACCTTTAGGTACCATGTCCATGAATGACCAACCCATGGATTCTTTCATTTGCAAGTCACGACGTAGCGCATGGATGTTGTAAACCATGGCCAGAGGGCCTCTGCCGCCGTGTGGGAGGAATGCAGAAGCATCCTCGATGATCACACGGTTATTCGGAATAGCCACCTTATCTTCACGATAGGGGTTGTACTCGCAGTATTCCCCACCGCGGAACACATACATGTCACCAGTGCTTTGGATCTGATAAATCAGGTCTGTTTCACCAGTATCGGGTAGATCATCCATGGTGAGATGGTTTGACATTTTTGGAATAATCATCGCTCTGTCCTTTGATTCTTCGAACCAGATTTCACAGTCCCCATCAAATGGTGCTAGCCCGCTTTTCGGATATGTGCGTTCGACAAGTTCATCGTAGAACTCGCTGTGTCTTTTGCGTGCACCAGCAAGGAACTCCTCATGCAATGGAACCGCTGGTTTAGTAAAGCGTTCTGGACGATCCCAGGAACCCATACTGCCATGCGTGTGGTTAAAAGCAACGCTACTGTTAAAACGTTCAGCATCCATAACTTCGTTTAAAGCGTTATCACATACGGTTACATTAAACATGGTTAGTTCCTTCTTAGTTTAGGTTGGGTGTTAGCTTGCGTGTTGTGGCAACATTACCAGGCAGAGGATCTTACTGGCAATGACCTTACCTTTCAGTGTGGTTTGGGTGTAGATTGGTTCAATGGTGTAATCCTCAATGAAATCATCTTCATTGATTTCATCTGTGATATGGTGCAGGTTGTAGGTGAAACCTGTATCATCCATTACTACGTTACTGATGTAGCCAACGATGTTACTAACACATACCGGTGAAGCATTATCGTCATCCGCACTTTCTTTAAAGATGAACGGCGTACTTGATCCTTCAAAGAACTCTGACCAATTAGTGTAGGTCAGTTTTTCGCGACTGAAGAAACGACGACATTGATGTGAACGAGACATTGAAAACCCTTTAACGAAAAAGATGCCTCCCCGTAGGGAGGCTTTATGTTGATTTACGCTACACGCTTGAACATGAACGCATTCTGAACCAGGACACCTTTGAAGATTTCCAGGTAAGCACCGTCCAGTGTGATTACACGGAAGCGATGCAGAATACGTTCTGCTGGAGTTGCACGACCGAACATGCCTTTGATGGCATCGATCAGAGCTTGGTGAGTAAAGCCCGAAACCAATTGTGCTTCTTCGGACAACTTACCATCGGACAGATCAGCCAGGTTCCAACCGGTCTGCAGGTTGACGAAGCTATCGTTGATCGAGTAGACCACGCCGTTATCTTCATCTTCCGAACGATGCAGTTGAACACTACGGGATAACAGCAGGGCAGTGGCTTCTTTCAACATGGTGACGTACTTGCCGTCCAGTGTTGCCAGGTGATCCATCAACGGGATAACATCATCAACGAAATCACCGATACGGACTTCTTGAGACATGGCATCCTTCAGGAAGGAGTTGGTCTCTTCAGTCAGGCGCTTGCTGATGAAGTTGTACATCCGTGGAGTCAACACACCTTTACGGAGATGCATGGTCAGATCTTTAGCTACCGCTGCCAGATCGTTCGAGTCCAGGGTGGTCATCAAAGCTTCGAACGAAGCATCGTCCAGATCGATCAAGTGAGTACGGGACGAACGGTACTCGTGAGCAGGCAGTGTGTCATCCTTACTCAGGTTCAGATCTTGGCGGAGCAACTTACGTGCTTCCACTTCGTTTTCCATGTCGGTGCTACCCTGGAATTCCACGAGCATCCGGACTGGTTGGTGTTCGTCAGTGAGCATGAGTTCTTTGACCTCGGTGATTGTTTTCATGTTGTTGATCTCTTTATGGATCGCCAACTGTTTCTGCACAACCTTGCCATCAGGCTGGTGCGCTGCACGACGCAGGTCTGCATCGATCTCGTGTTGCAGGTAGTTCATCATCGGTGTGATCTCTACGATGTTTTCTTGCACCATGCCATCAGGCCATTTGGTGTAGAAGCGGATGTAACGCTGTGGATCTACCAACTGGGTGTATACGAAAGTATCGTTACGAGTAACGACCCAATCCTTAACCTGGTAAGCTGGGCGGGTGATCACGCCACCTGGAGAATGGATGATGTCGAATGCACGCTCTTCATCAACCTCGAAACCTACCGGAGTATGGTAATGTGGTTCCATGATTACTTCAGCGGCACTGGCAGGAATCGGACGATCCAATTCTTCTACAGCGTACACTGGTGCTGGTGGTGCAACAGTATCCACTGGTGCAATCGATACCCCGTAAGTCTCTACTGGGTTCAGTGGTTTGTTGGGTTGTGCCAACACATTCTGCAATGGAGCTACAGGCAATGGCTCTGCTGCAGGGATACCGTAATCCATACCGGTATTACCTGGACCAGTTGATGCTTGGATAGCCATCGGCTGAACACTGTACGCAGCTTGTGGCTGAACTGCCATCGATTGCAATGGAGTTTGGTGCGCCTGTTGAGGCTGGCCATAACCCATGTTAACCGGTTGACCGTAAGCCTGCTGTTGGGCATATGGAACTTGTTGCTGTTGCTGCGATGCCATACGACCCTGGCGATAAGCCTGGATGTCTTGCATGATAGCCCCGGACAACTGGCTATACTTCTGCAGCTCGCTGGTCATGCTCTGATCTTGAGCGATGAACTGATACAGCTGTGGTTGTTGTGCAGCGCAAGTTGCCAGATAGCACTTGAACATAGTGTCTGCCGCTTTAGGCACAGCTACGTTTGGTGGGTTCTGTTGAGCTTGCGATGGAACTACCGATAGGAACTCCAGGAATGCAGCAAGACGATTACCCCAATCATTCCATACCGGGTTTTGGAACCGGTTAGTGGAGATGGCATTGTATGCCCATGTATGCAGTGGGGAACGTGCAGCGCGTTCTTGTAAGCGCAGGCGGAAGATGCCGAGAGACATGGCCAACATTTGTTGAGCCTGAGGATTCTGCAACCACTGCGAAGCCTGAATCTGCGGAACAGCATCGTTGTTGTTCGGCAGGTTAGGATTGAACGTACTCTGGTCAACAGCGTTGAAACAGATACCTGCGATCATTTGCATCTGTGGCTGCTGCTGTTGAGCGTACTGCTGTGGTTGTTGCATCGGCTGCTGGTACATTGTTGTTCCTTTTGAATGTTTGCAATTAGGGTGTTTCCCCTTCGGCGTGAGCTTACACCCTTGTGATATAGACCTGAGATTTTATCGACTGAAGCGCGATTGCGCGTAATCAATCATCTCACGTACTTCTTCACGTCGTTCAATCAAGCCGTCATGACGGAACTTGGTAAACAGGTTTAGGCGACCACGACCATCGGGGTTGTTCTTCGGTTGGTTACGGTACTGACATACTTCTGCCAGACCAGCATTCAACAGACGGGAGTTATCTGCCAGCAATGACTTGTTATGTGCCAATGCCGACTTAGCTCTGTCCTGAGGTACCAGGATGGACGTACAACGAATTACTTTGTTTGAGCCTGGCATCGATAAGGTATCGAGTTCGCCGTGCTCAGATGTAAGCTTACGGATGGCTGTGTTCAGTTTGAATGAACGCTTCAGGCCATCGTTCAGTTCCTGCATAGACCATTCGGTTTTATCCCGACGACCCTGGAACATGTAAGAGAACATCGATACAGCATAGTTGAAATCTTCCATGACATACGGCAGCACGGTTAGCCGCTTGTTGTACATGGATGTTTCATCCACATCAGACGCGTATAGATGATGCGCCATGGTTGTCATGATGGAATGGAACAGTACCCAGATGTTATCAGCTTTAACACCGACCGAACTTAGTTCTTCCTGAGTCATCTCATCAAGAGTTGTCTCCAAGGAATACATGTGGGATTTAATATTCTCTGCAACTTTACCCTGGTGTTCGAAGTCGCCGAATACCATGTGGCCCAGCAGTACACGCCAGAGATCGGTCATGTCAGCGTAGTGTGGTTCCACAAACCGATGAGGGAATGTATCCACTACGTACCAGTATCCAGCAACCAGACGTTTAACGAAGTCGGTTTCTTGATCAGCTGGGACAACCAATACCTGATCACCAGTTGGGTGATTGCCAGTCAAGTGTGCAGACTGGTACACGTTCCATTGGTCACGCGGGTATTTATCTTTCGGGAAATCTTTGAGATACCCGAGCTGTACATCTGCACCACCCCACTGCTTGAACGTTTGTGTAACGCCAAACTGTGCGAAGAAGTATTGCGTCAAGCTAGACTCGATACGCTCACGCTTATCGTAATCTTTCTTTACCCGTTTACCCATCTCGTTATGGATTTGGGACCAGATGACGTACATGATTCGACGGTTGCCATTACAGAAGTAGTGATGCGACTTCTGCTTGAACGTCAGCTTAGTACGACGTAACGGAATAAAGATACTACCGTTAAGGACTGAGAAACCTACGTCTTTCGACACGGGGGAAACCGTATAGGTTGCACCATTCAATGTCGTTACACCGCCATCACCAATCGCTGGTAACAATAGTGGACGTGGGAATAGAGGCTCGCCTTTGTGAGTGAAGTTCAAGTTCACCATGTATGTAGTGGACTTAGCGATGTTTGCAATCCGCTTAGACCCATACTCACGGGTGATCTCTTCAAAGTGTTTCCACGGGGTAACTTGCGTGTTCCCTGCAAACTTGAAATCAGCTGGCCAAATACTGGCATTGATCGCCATGATCTGGTCGATATATCGACGAGTCATGTTGGTACCAGTCTCTGGGTGAATCGCCATCATCTGCTCTACGGCAATGCCGTTGGCCAGGATAGGATTCATTCGAGGCATACGGGCGTTAATGCCCGCAATCATTTTCGGGTCCAATCTAATCTCCTTTGTGTTGGTCGTAAGTCTTTTTGACTTCCAAGCCCACTTTAATCAAGCTTGAGGCTAATACAACCACAGCGGAAACAACGCCGAGTCTTTGCATAGTCCAAGCTACAGAACGTTGTGGTGCCTTGTCAATTATTACTTGCTCACGATCATATTGCTTATCTTCCAGTTTGACATCTCGCTCTTTTTCCTTGAACGATCTATCCCACTGTTTGTCCTCTTCTTTAACGGTGCGCTCATAACGCCGGTCTTCTTCTTTTGCTTGTCGCTCAATAGATTCTTTATTTTCCTGGATGTATTGCTTGTGAACCGTATTGGCTTCTGCTGCCGTAACGGTGTGCGAAGTAGACGCAGTTGCTGCACTCATGTAGAAGCCGTTTAGTGCCATCTCATCGAGTGTGTAAGTTTGCTGTTCGCCGTTCATAACTACGGTCAACCCTTCCGGTAGGTTAGGGTCACATTGGTTGGAGCATAGCTTTAGTGGGGTTGTTCCTTTTATGTTAATCCAGATACCATGTACGGTTCTGTCGATTTTATTGAAGTGGGCAGTAAGCCCAGTTAGTTTGTCCGGTGCTGCAATGTAGCGAGTATCCGCACGAATAAGATCGGTAGTCTCCAATGCTGGATCATCCAGCTGTACAACTAAACCCAATGCCTCAATGCTGACGCCATTAGGATTATGTCGCAACTCATCTAATGGGATATCCCAGAAGAGTACCAGGTTACGTGTTGTATCTTGATCCAATGCCTTCAAGAAGGAGTAGATAGATTCAACTTGGGCGTCACTCAATAGATGCATGAGGTGGCCCATGGAACTATAGTCAATCAATGTTCCATTTGTAGTGAACGACATTTGTACACGCACAACACCATTCAAGGCCTCAGGATCTTTCGGGATGATAGTCCTGAGGCCAAGATGGTTATAAGTAGCAATGCGCTTGTTGGTCTGGTTAATGATCAACGTGGTGAATTGCACAAAAGGCATTCCCCCAATACCACGCACTTTGTAGTCATCTAGATCGGGTAAACGATTTGGTAACTTGGACGTATTACTGACCCGCTTAAAGGGATCTTTAGAACACTCTGTCATAACGCTATTCCAGCTTGAAGCCAAATGTCAAGTCACTCAAGTCGATTCGTGTCGGTGAATTTTCTTTTTGTGAATCACTGTTTTTGTTATCACGGTTACTCCCTTTACCCTTGTTTCCGTGCTTTGTCGCTTTTCGCAATATAGCGGCGGCGGCTTTTCTCTGGGCACGGTTACCGTGGATAACGGTTTCGGTAGTTTTACCCTCACTCGTTTGGGTTTGTATAACCGCCCCCCTAGGAGACGTTTTAGTCACTCGTCTTTTTAGGGTCATCGTGAGCTTTTCAGACATGACATATGGAGGGGAGGAATCAATCTGTACCGAGTTGTTACCCTCTGTACTCTTTCTTCTCTTATCCATTTCAGCTTCAAGATCGATTACTTCGAATTGAATGTCATCATCAATCTCCGGAGTAGGTTCTGGTTCTTTTGGCTTGGCGTATACAACTGGTTGTGGTGGCCGTTTGTCAACTTCCTTAATGCTACGTGGGATGCCTTGATAACAATCAAAGCGAGTGGTGGCATCCATGAGACTATTGAAGTCATCATGGAAATTACCATGCAGAACATTTACGAACTTTTCAAAGTAGTCCATGATGTTAGCCTCAAATGGATTTATCGGTGGTGTACTCTACTACAGTAATATATACTTCAAATAAATTGGATTAGCGGCATAAAGCCTCTCCCGAAGGAGAGGCAGTTATGTTTAACCCAGTACGGGAGCAGCGAGAGCTGCACCTACAGCAACACCAATAACAACTTTCATGTTGTGAATCCTTGTGTGCATGGAGTTACTCCCCCGAAGGGGAGATGTCTTCTTACTCTAGGTAACGCCTGGTAAGACCGTCTTCCAAGTACCGGAAAGTTCCGTCTTCAAGTCGACGGCCTCCAACCGGTCCCTTTCAACCTTTGATAGCGTCGATCAGTGGTTTGTTCCACTGAGATTTACCCATTACTTCTTCCAGGCCAGTGATGGTCAGGTTGATAGCGAACGGGATGTTGTTGACGTGCAGGTTGAACGGAACAGCTGCGATCTCACGAGTCACTTGGTTGCCACCACGGGTGATAGGCAAGTCAGCGATGACGGTAGATACGTAGAAGAACTGACCGAAGGACAGGATGTCGTTTTCGGTAGGGTTCTTACGAGTAGGAACGATTACCAGTTTACCATCGAACAGTTCGTTGTTGGTAGTTACCAGGTCGTATTCCAGGATCGCACCCAGGGTACGGTCGTCGCCTTGGGTCATCAGGTAGTTACCGATTTCTTTGTCGGTAGCGAAGATGAACATTGGCTTCTCGTCTTGGTTACCCGAGATCACGCGGAAAGCAGCTTCGATGTTCGAATCGCGGTATGCTGGGAACAGGATACCTTTAGCGAAGTTCAAGATCGTGCTGCAAACGTCCTGCCAGCGATCCTGAGATTTCAGGGTGTCGATGTGATCAGGAAGGTGAAGAGTACCTTCACGGTAGGTTGGGCGCATCATGATGCTCAGAGCACCTTCAACAGCACCAAACTTCGGACGGTCGTAACCGTTACCGACAACTTCTTTCAGCTGAGCCAGGTAGTTCAACAGACGTTTAACAGCGTTGTTGCTGTTACGGATGTTGGTGTTAACTGTCAGTGCCTTAACGACGTCGCCTGGACCTTGTTCGTCCATGGTGGACATTGGCAGGGTTACCGGAGCGTGCATCGGGATTGGGTGACGGAACTGGATGGCACGAGTTGCCAACAGGTGACCGCGCTGACGACGGTTAGTGTTGGTGAACTTAACGTCCAGGTCGAAACCAATGATTTCCAGATCACCGATTGCGTCAACGATTGCTTTACCGTCGCCTTCAGTCAGCGAGATCAGTTTACGATCTTCGTCAACGATGCGATCGATTTCAATACCACTGCCGCCGTAACGAGCATCACCACGGGAAGTGGATACATGACCATTGAACGAAGCACTGATACGTGCAGTCCACTTACGGTTAACCAGTTCTTGCATCTGAGTCGATACCGAACCGTCGATTGCTTTGGTGTCTTCGCCCAGGACCAGGTCTTCAGTGATGAAGTCCAGTTTAGCTACGCGGGTGTCACCGATCAGGCCAGGCTGGAATACAGCGGTAGGCAGGCGATCAACTACGAAGCGAACGACTTTACCGTCGATCTTAACGTAGAGAGCTTTCAGTCGGCCACTTGGGTCGATGGTATCGGAGATGTCCAGCATGCCTTTGTTGATCAACAGCGATGCGTTCGAGTTACCCATCAGGTCGATCTTAACGTTTGGACGCAGTGGGCCAGTAGTGACCGACATGTTCTGTTCGTTAGTAACAACGTGGTGTGGAACCAGGGCAGGATCAGTGAAGAACTTCAGGTTGGTACCATCCGGGTCAACAGCAGGAACCAGGTCGGTGCAGTTGTCGTCCAGGATCGATGGATCACGGTACGCTTCAACCATGTTCACTTCTTCGTTAGCCAGTTTAGCACCGGATACCGAGTGGAACACGTCTTTCATTACAGCGATGTATGGCAGAACCTGAACAACACCACCTTCAACTGGGTTGATAACGGTAGTAGGGTACAGACGCTCGGCGAACTCATCCTGACGGGAAGCTTCGAGGTTGTAGCCAACAGTTACAACGCGGAAGTCGCGCTGAGATTTTTCGTTGTAGTTTTCCAGACCCAGGTGGTCTTGGAATACTTGCAGGGAACCAGCAGGACCGCCGAATTCGTGACGGACGTTGTGTACGTGCTCTTCGTTCGAGATCACTTCACGCGATACTGCGCGCAGAGCTTTCTTGTAGGCTTCAACGTCGCCGCAAGCAATAGCTGCAACGGTAGCTGCGCGCTGTTGGTTTTCGGTGATGTAAGCTTTGCCTTCGGAGAAGTGTTCGAAACCGAACTTGGTCATTGCAGCGCCAACGGAGGCGTACATTTGGCCAGCGGTGCCACGTTGAGCTTCGGAGATGTCACCGAAGTCTTCTTGGCTGATGAACGATACCAGGGCTTTACCTTTGTCCAGGATGTTGTCAGCGTAGTTTTGCTCTGCGGAGAGTTCCGACAGGAAGTCTTCCATGGAGAACCGGGTGTATTGCTTCTGTGCGTTATGTTTAAACAGTGAATCGAGATTCATGATCTATTCCTTCGAAGGAGATGATTTTGGTGGTGTTGCAAAAAGATCTAGGGCTGTCGATTAATTTGCCGACTTTGCCTCTAAATAATAAGTGAACAGTTTTGTCGAAGCGACGCTCTCAGATGTTCGAGTTCGCATCAATTCGCCGATCATATCATCAAATAATGCATGATTAGCTTTGATGGAGAGTCGAGCAGGATCGCCATTACCCATGTGCAAACTCTTTTGCACAGCAACCCAAAGATTCTCATCTACAGGATTAAGGCAGTATTCGTAACACTCTGTAACCGGGTTTGCACCCAGGGCCAGTAAGTTGTTTGCAATACGCCCTTCTACACGATTGTACAAATCTTGCATCTTAGGATTTGTACCATTCACAGAATTGGCTAGTTCAGCGAGACCTGACACAGGACTGGCTGCTAGTTCCACTTTAGTAGCTTGACAAAAGCGGAAGGGGAATTTGTTTATTGCATCATGGATTGCAGCAAGGTCACTGACCGATGCTACAGATGACATATAGTTGATGTCTAGCAATTTGGTAAGCTGGACGCCGTCACTTTGGAAATGCTCCATAATGCTGGCAGGGATTACTAACAGTTGGACCATTTGGAATGCACCCCGTGGAAATGGACGTTTCATAGCTGTATACATAGGGATATGTATTAAACTACCTATATAGCTAATCCTACGTTAGCAAAACTAAAATTTTCTCTGTTCAGGAATATCGCTAAAATGTCTTCGCACAAACAACTTTTAGTTAGTTGCATCACTTTGCTCTGCCTAGAGCATCGCGACGACTCCCCTGCATCGGCGTCCACCGAGCTGATTTCTGACGTTATCGAAACCATCCAAGTCAAAGAGACTTCAATCGATAGTGATCATGGTCGTCAGACCTTTTTGGAACTAAGGCGATTAGTCGTTGAACTCAACTGTAAAACGGTTTCTGAGTTCCCTAGTCTCATGGAAGTTCTACAGAACGTCCAAGTATGTGCTCGTGAAGAGTCATACCTATTTGAAGCAGTTGCGGCTGCGGTTAATGAAGTATTCCCTGATGGCTTGTCCATCATGCAACGTATCAATGAGAAGCGTAACGTTCTGCGTGAGCATTTGAACGATACTAAGATCTCTCAGATCATGAAGGAATACTCACAAAAGATTTTGTTCACTGCTGCTGGTTCTACTAACAGCATCAATCTGGTTCGTGAGATGTCGGCTAAGCTTGACCCTTATGTCCAGGCTCGTGCTGATGCACGCCACCCAGCTGAGATCGGTACTGTTGACTTCGATGATCCTGAGCTAGTAGCTAAGTACTTCGAAGCTGTTAAAGAGACTATGTCTATTGAAGGCGCCTTCAAGACTGGTTGGAAAGCTTTTAACCGTATGCTCGGTAAACTGGGTGCTATTCGTCGGGGTGAGTTTATCCTCGGTGGTGGTCTACAGCATAACTTTAAAACAGGTCTAGCTCTAACACTGTTCTCACATATCTGCTTGTTCAACAAGCCGTTCATGCGAGACAAGAACAAAAAGCCATTATGTCTGTTTGTTACATTAGAAAACGAACTATCGGATAACTTGTTGATCCTTTATAAGTATCTGATGGAGAACGAGACTGGCATAGCCGTGGACGAAACCCAGATAAATCCGGTTGAAGCTACTTCTTATATCTCTGCACGACTACAGGAAACTGGTTTCAAAGTACTGATCACACGTTTTGACCCTACCGAGTTTACAATCTCTGGTTTCACTAACTGGCTGGATGGTCTGCAAGCACAAGGGTACGAGATTCAATACCTGTGTGTTGACTATCTTAACATGTTGCCGAAGACTGGTTTGGATGCTAAGGTTGCTGGTGATGACATTCGTCTTCTATTCCGTCGTATGCGGAACTACACGGCTCCACGAGGCATTACATTCTTTAGTCCACACCAACTGTCGTCTGATGCATTGGGCCTCCTACGTGAGAACACAGAAGACTTCGTTAAGATTGTAGCTAACAAAGGTTACTACGATGGTTGTAAGCGTCTGGGTCAAGAACCAGACTTAGAACTCATTTTCCACATCGTTAAAATTGCAGGGAAATCCTACTTCACTATTCAACGCGGTAAACATCGGAACACAGTTACAGCAGAAGCTGACCAATACTGTGTACTTCCATTTGCAGCTGTGGGAACAATCCCATGGGACATTGACAAAGAAGTTGATTACGGTCTACGTGCGCTCCCTGGTATGTCAGGTGATGCCGGTGATGAAGCCTGGTCAATTTAAAAGAACCTTGGTGGTGGTTGCAGGAATGGCTCTCCCTTCGGGGAGAGTTTATTCCGCCCACCCATTTTGGAGTACACCATGAAACAAATAGATCACCTCATACACGGGTTGCGTCAATTCGCAACTTATCGAGCTGGGTTGGGTGTTTCAGCCAAAGTTGTTGTGTATGTTGCCGCACAGAACGTTTTACCGGTCAAGCTAGCCGCCGGAGAGATCGCTCACGCCATTCTTAAAGGAATGGAATGGGACACAGCACGTTTGGATGAAACAGAGCGTAAGCTGCGTTCTACGCTGTTGCTGAAAGATCTGTTCTATTCTAAGCGAATCATCATTGATATCGTACAGAAACCATTTCCACAGGTGGATGGTAACTATCTGGACATTGATGCTGGTAGCTATGATAAGATCTTCTACGACTTGGATACATGTCAAGACGTATTACATGCATTAGGCTTACCGAACGAATAAAAAAAAATATGGCATATGCCTCTACCCGAAGGTAGAGGCTTTATGTCGTCATGGCATGGGAATGCGTTGGATCAATGCTGGAGTAGGTTTAACTACCCGGTTGTCTTCACGGATCTTTTGCAGTGTTGCGGTGAACTGCGTAATAGCATTTTCTTTCAAGAACTCTACACAGTCGCTACTTACCATGGTAAGCAACAATGCTGGGTTAGCTTGTATATTGGCAATCACACGCTGACGTACTGCATCATCCACGATCACATGAAAGCGATGTGTATGAATACAACGGCCTTTCTTGTAAACGGCAATTGCAGCTTCCGCCGTTTCCATGTTGAAGCGATGACGAATCTTTAAGTCGTCATGATAACCTTGCGGACCAATAAGATCCGTGAAGGCCGTCATCATCTCCAAAGAGCAATGACTGTACAAGAACGGCAAAGAGATGTTGTGGTGAAATATCATTGCAACTCCTTATTTTTATCGTAGGTACCAGATGACAGCACCGTATAGCACAACTGGGATCAACAGAATCCACAGGTCATGATTCATTTGAAGCTACCATCACGGTAAGCTTCAACGATCAACTTAGCGTCACTTACGCCAAGTTCAGGGAACTGTTCGCGAATGACAATGCAAGCTTTCACGATGTGGCGATTGGCGTCATAAATCTCACGGAAGCCATTACGACCACGTTCCGCTTCCAGGTCACGGAAGTACAGCACGGCATCAAGTTGGGTAACGCAATCCCGAACCTGCCATGCTTGTGGAATATGTTTGTTGATATATTCCGTCAAGGTGATGTACATATCGCGCTTAAAGATCTCACGCGTTGTGGTGTTGTCCGGTTGATTCATTACAGCAGCAGCGGCTTGCTTTACGTCTTCCATGGCAACTTCCATGGCACGCAGGGCATCAGTAAGCTTTTGCACATTGGTACGGTTCATGTTAGAGCTCCATCAATGCCACGAAGTCAGGGGTGACATACGTGTTGAAACGTTTACCGATAGCTTCGCACATTACGCGATGCTGTTCGT